TGGCAGCAAGACCGAAACAGTAGGAAACACAACGTTCTTCGGGCAGATAGCCCATTTGATTGACACGCTTCATCTGAGTTATACAGAAGTGTTTGAGATTATCCCTTATCGGAATCTGCTGATGATGCAACGGGATAAACTTCATAGTGTCAGTGGTCAAAAGGTGAATAGAATCAGTGGTAAGGAATTGGCTAATCGTAGGAAAAAGAAATAGATATGGCGAAATTATATTTTAAGGTAGGTAGTGACTGGGAAGAAGTTGTAAGGCTCCGTAATGAAATTGCGAAGTTAAAACAAGAGTTAATGAGCATGGATGGCACGCAGTCTCCTGCTGCTTTCAAGGCTTTAAATATTCAACTTGCTGCATCTAATCAAAGATTGGATGAGTTGGTGACTAATGCAGCCAAAGCTGGAGCAGAGATGGAAACGGGATTCAAAAGGAAAATCTTCGATGCTTCCCAATCTGTAAATGGATTCACAGAGAAGATTCTTGCTCAAAAAGCGGTAGTTAAGGATATTGAAGCGGATGTAAAACGACTTGGGGATGCTTATCATATAGCATTGAAAAGGAATCCGTTATCAGCAAATAGCAAGTTAGAAGAATATAATGCTGCTCGCAAAGCTCTTGATGAGGAAAAGGCGGCTTTATTTGGACTTACCCAACAACAAGCCGAAGCGCGTCTTTCTGTAAAGAAACTCCGGGATGAATACGCCCTTTACAATGATAATGCTAAGGAAATCGTAGAAAGTAATAATGGTATCACTATTTCTTGGAAAAAAGCATTGGCGGTTATTGGTGGTGCTGGAGTATTAAAGGCATTAGGTTCTGAAATGATTCGTGTTCGTGGCGAATTTCAATCCATGCAGACCGCTATTGAGACTATGGTTGGAAAGGACATGGCAGGGCAACTGATTCCGCAAATCAAGGAACTGGCTAAGATTTCTCCACTTACTATGTCAGATATGGTTGGGGCGGAAAAAATGATGCTTGGATTTAACATACAAGCAGAAGACACTATCAAATACTTGAAAGCCATTAGTGATATTTCTATGGGGGAATCCAGTAAGTTCAATTCGCTAACTTTGGCTTTTTCACAGATGTCAGCAGCGGGTAAACTTATGGGGCAGGATTTGAATCAAATGATAAACGCTGGATTCAACCCGTTACAGATTATCTCCGAAAAGACCGGAAAATCTATCGCAACTTTGAAAAATGAAATGTCCAAAGGTGCTGTTTCCGCTGAAATGGTTCAACAGGCATTCATTGATACAACTTCCGCAGGTGGTAAGTTCTATAATATGTCTGAGAATGCTTCAAAGACTATTAATGGTCAGTTGTCTATGATGCAGGATGCTTGGGATAATGCCTTAAATGAAATAGGTAAGTCAAGCGAAGGATTTATCATGTCCGGTATTCAAGCCACCACTTCATTGATTCAGAATTATGAGACGATAGGTAAGATTCTCGTAGGAATGCTTGCTACTTATGGAGTCTATAAAACCGCTCTTATCACAAATATTACGCTTACTCGTGGTTGGGCGGTTGCTGCACGAACAGACGCTGTAGCCAAAGGAATACAAACTATTGCTACAAAAGCACAGACTGTCGCTCAACTCGCACTTAACTCTGCAATGAAAGCTAACCCTTATGTATTAGCAGCTACTTTAATTATGGGGGCTGCATCGGCTATGTGGGCTTTTCACGATTCGACTACAGCAACAGAAAGAGCGGAAAAACAATTAAATAACACAATAGACATCCAAAAGCAACAATTAGATGAACTTAAAGGAAAAGTTAATTCATTAGTTTCCCCTAGAGAAACTAAGTGTTTTTCCACAGTTTGCAAAGGTAGCGAAAACCAATTAACAATCAAATAGTTATTGATTTCTGTTTTTGGTTGTTGGTAGAGAAAGCGAGCATTATAGGGCATGTTTTGCTGCGACTTCCGTTACTTATCCGTTACCTTGCAAATACGGATATCCCAAGGGATATAAACGATTATTTTTCAATGCATTGCGTTACTTTTCATAACTTCGAAAAGCTCGATATTTATTAATTTTATAACTAAAAGAAGTGAGTTTATGAGAAGTACATTTTCCGTGTTTTTTTACACCAAGAACCAATCGTTGAAAGACGGTAAGGTGCCCATTATGGGACGTATAACCATCAACAAGACCACCGCCTGCTTCAGTTGCAAGCGGGAAGTTTCACTGGCATTATGGGATGCCAAGGCCAAGAGGGCGAAGGGGAAATCCGACGAGGCCAGACGGCTGAACCAGGAGCTTGACAATATCAAGGCCCAAATCACAAGGCATTACCAGTATGTCTGTGACCATGACAGCCTGGTGACAGCTAAAAGTGTCTACAACCGCTATCTTGGCTTCGGAGACGATTATCACACCCTTATGGGATTGTTCAGGGAGCAACTTGTCTCCTACAAGGAAAAGATAGGCAAGGAAAAGGCGGCAAGCACCTATCGCGGGCTGGTGGCCGACTACAAGAATCTGTTGCTTTTCCTCAAAGAGAAGAGGCGCATCGAGGATATAGCCATCGCCGACCTTGACAAGAAGTTCATCGAGGACTATTATAACTGGATGCTCGGGACATGCGCCCTGGCGAATTCGACGGCTTTCTGCCGGGTCAACACCCTGAAATGGCTGATGTATACCGCCCAGGAAAGAGGCTGGATAAGGCTTCATCCGTTCATCGGTTTTGACTGCCTGCCCGAATACAAGCGGCGCTCTTTCCTCACCGAGGAGGACTTGCAAAGCATCATCCATGTCAAGTTGAAGTACAAGCGCCAGCGGGCCATCCGTGACATGTTCCTGTTCATGTGTTTTACAGGTTTGGCGTATGCGGATCTGAAAGAGATTACGTACAAGAATATCCATACGGATTCCGAGGGCGGTACATGGCTGATGGGAAACCGTATAAAAACCGGCGTGGCCTATGTGGTGAAGCTGCTTCCTATCGCCATCGAACTGGTCGAGAAGTACAGGGGTGACAATGAAAAGAAAAGTTCGCCTGACAAGGTGTTTCCCGTAGGCGAATACCAGGCCATGATATCCAGTCTGAGGGTCCTGACCAGAATATGCGGCTGCTCGACCGGGATAACCCCGCACATCGGACGCCACACTTTTGCCGTTCTGGCCATTTTAAAGGGGATGCCGTTGGAAACCTTGCAGAAGGTATTGGGGCACAAGTCCATTCTTTCCACCCAGATTTATGCTGAGCTGATCAATCCGAAAGTCGGGGAAGATACGGACAGGCTGTGCATGAAGATCGGTGACACATACCGGCTGGCCAACTAAGTCCCGGAACTTATATAAAAACTCCTTCAGCCTCGAATCCGGCCGAAGGAGTTTTTTTGTTCAGAATACGTGCCGTTTGTTTATCTGGCATATCGCCTGAAGTCCTTGTAGTTCTTTTTCAGTACCTTGTACAGTCCGCTTTCCGGGTATAGCAGCTTGCCTCCTGCGGCGGTAATGGAAGTGTACGGGATTGCCTTCTCGTCCCTGAGTGCCTGAAGCGTCCTTCTGGATACATGCAGTTTCTCGCAGACTTCCTCTCCCGTTAGATAATGCTCGTCGGCTATGCCCGGACGGATTCGAGCCGTCGCGTTTTCCAGTGCCCTTCCACATCTCTTGATCCATCCGGTGAGTTCCTTGAACTCCTCCGAATCCTTGGTAATGATTTCCGCCATCTGTTATTTTCTGTTTTTGATTAGTCCTTCTTCCAGGATTTGCTGTATGTCCGTCTCACGGTAAAAATATTTTCCGCCGATATGTGAGCAGGGAACCAGTCCCCTGTCACGGTAAGCCTGGAGACACCTCTTCGAGATTCCCAATGCCAGGCATACCTCCTGCGCGTCCATTCATTTGTCCGGAACAGGTGGAGCCATTTTCCGGGCGAGATCCTCCACTTGCACGGACAACGTGCTGAGCTGCCGCTTTAATTCCAGATAAGCGCTTGTTTCGATAATTGTCAGTTCCATATTCATTTTTTTAGTGATTTCGGGTGCAAGATAGTAAAGAAAGAGGGATGTTACTTTCCCGTGTCATGCATTGTCATGTATAGTCACTAATAGTCATATGCTTTTCTGGAAGCCCGTCGTGAAACACTATACCCTTTCCAATCCTTGACGGGAAGATTATCCGGACGATATTTCGTGATTTTTAGAATAATTCCTATATTTGGAACGAAAATATGAGTTTGGGAAAAGAAGGAGTATTTTTCCTTCTTTCTTGAGATATATAGACATAACGTTCGCAGAACATCCTCAAGACGGAATCTGGTAAATTCAAAGAATAAGGGATTTCTGTGTAAGGCTATGCTATGCATTGTCATAGCGTGGCTTGCACAGTTCTTATTCTGGGCTTACCAGAGCCTCGTCTTGACACTGTGCAAGTCCACGTTTTTTTTATGGATTTTGTCTGCGAAGTAGGCGG